AATGAAGCAATTTTAAAAGCTATCCTAGCCGATAAAGATATGAATGAAGAAGATACGAAGTTTATGGAAGACCTGTTAAAACAAGCCACGACGCCCGGCTCACTCTTTGTCCATGATCAAGGATTATATGATAGATTCGATAGAATATTTGGAACAGTAAATGATAGGTCAGGACAAATACTAGGAGCAGGCATAAACAGAGGTATGATGGGTATGGGTGGTGGCGGCCCAGCATTGGTAAGTGCGCCTATCAATAATATCAATAATAGTCGAACTGATACTACAGTTACCACAACTGAATTGACACACCCAAGTCCATTACTTAATTCAGTTAATATAGCAGCATAAAAAAAATCCCCTCTGATTTCTCAGAGGGGATTACGCTGAATTAACGATTAACCGTCATCAGCAAGTTTCTGAAAATAATCCATTGTATCTTCATCTGCATCACCAGCGGTAACACTAATAGAAGGATTATCAGCAGTAACACTAATAGTAGGAGCGGGCTCCTCTTTAGTATCTACAAAAGTAGCTGTTGCAACAGGTTCATCTTCCATAAAAGTTACTGCACTTCCTACTGTAGTAGTACCAACAAGAACTGTATTCAGACGAATCTTCAACTCATCATATGACTTAAAGTTAGTAGGAGCAGTAAAGTCTGCAAGAGAATACTGCTGCTTCCACACTTCCTCAATACCATCATCATCATCAAACAGTGTGGATGAATTTTCAAACTCTGATTTGTCGTAATTCCAAAAACCATCGACCTTACGAATCTTCAGCTTGAAGTTTGCACCCTTCCAGAAGTCAAAAGGATTGACAGCAACCTCATCAGCAAATGCAGGCTGCATTGACTCCATAATTTTATCAAAGATTTTCTTACCAAAACGGAACAAGAAAACCTTACCTTCCTTCTCAGGATGTTTCGGATCACTTACAACATAAATGTTGGAAAAATACTGCAACTTACGCTTTTGCCGGCGAGCAATTTCCTTATCGGACTCTACACCAGAATTCCAGTAAGCAGTATTCATTTCAGAAACAGGGTCTTTCTGACCCAATGTGGTAAGAGAGTTTTCAATATACCACTGTCCAGTTGGGCCTTGAAATGCATGATTCCAAACTTTGGCCCAAGGCAAATCTTCACCATCAACTGCTGGCAAAAAACGAATTACTGCATAACCATTACCTGTCTTATCAAGTTCTGGCTTCCACAAACGCTCGTCCACATAGGACTTTTTCTCTTGGGGGGCATTTTCTTTTTCAACTGCACCGAGCAGTTGATTCAAAGAATTAGATTTCTTTAATTGAGCTAACGACATATGTATCTCCTTATGTATCGTATGTTTTCGTATGTTGATTATATTATTATATACTGTTTTATACGGAATGTCAAGTATCTTCTTTAACAAACCGTATTCTATATAGGTCTTTGTCTTTCTCTATGAAATTGATTAGACCATTCCATGCAAGCCCAATCCTTTCAGATTCAACTTGACTTGCACCATGCCCATGATATAGATATGAATTAAACACGAGCATGGTATCCTGTGTACAGGGAAACGCCAAAGTATTTGCGGTATTTGGATTACCCTTTTTGTAATGTTCTGTTAATGAGATAAATGGTTCAAACTCCATCTTCTGCTTTTTGAATTCTAGAGGTGGATGCTTATCTTCTGATTTCAGATACAAAGTTCCACTGATAATAGAATTGGAATGATTATGTATCTTCTGATATCCACCCTTACCACTGATGTTTAACCAGCTCTCTGTAAGAAAGAATTCCTCATATTCCATTTGTAATACATTGTCAAGAAAATCTTCAGCACAAGCTTCTACCCAAATTTTTATATTTTTGAATTCAGGCTGAAGAAGAATGTTATTGAACTTCTCTGTTCTAAGTTTAGTTTGTCCCTTGAATTGTTCAAATGCAAATCGAGACAAATCCAAACCATCCATAAAAGATTTGGGTGTATGGTATTGCTTCACCAGGCCTGTTGGAAATAAAGGTACACCCGTCATACTATCTGTAACCTATCGCACAATTCATTCTTAGTTATATAGGATACATTTTCCTCATCAAATTGTATTTCTGAATCTACCAGATAAAATTTAATATCAGCTGGCGTGCCTGGCCAATGTGAGGCAAATTCTCTAAATACTGCTCTCATCTGATCATACCAATTCTCAGGATTAAACCCTTTTGTATTAACAGGCAAATAATTATCCGTACCTTTGTAGATGTTATTTAACGGTTTATCATACGAACTCAAATCAAATCCCATGATATAAACTTCATTTGGTAGATTCTGACATGCAAGATGTAATGCAGTATTACCAGCAGACCAACCTACAGGATAATCAATAGGAACTACATCATCATTTTCTTCAACGTAAGTAATCCAGACTCCAACATCCTTTTCCATTTTCAATCTTAGATCATTCATGTCTAAGCCTGGATTCATTTTTATTGCTGTTTCAATTTTCTCTTGCAATGTAACAGGGTCTTTGCCTGATATAACACACTGAGCAGTCCTATTCTTACTTCTATGAATAAATGATTCTGGAATATCATATCCCATAAACATCATCTCTGCAACCTCTGCTGGAACTACACCCCAATTCGCAAAATGAATATTTTTAATATCACCGTATTCTGGATTATCTAAACAATAACCAGAGTCATATATTTCTTGTTGCATACCATAATCAACTGCTACCAAATTATGAACAGCCCCATCACGATGGATTGCATTACAACCCCATGTTATAACACTATTATCAAGTATGTTTTGGTGGCAAGGTTTAAACCATGACCGTGATTCGCCGTTACCTATAACAAGTGCATTATGCATCTCGTAAAGCCCGCCAGGAGGCTGGGAAGAGTTCTCTTGCAAACTTGTCAATACCCCATCCAACATTTTGTGTTTCCTTCTGTGCATCTGGTTTGCATCGTAAATTACATACTCTTGCAAACGCATATAACGTACCACTCCAATACCATTCTGTAATCAAAGACTGAGGCAGTACCATACGAGCTTGTTCTGGACATACACCTAGTCGTAGTAAATATCCATATGTCCATTTTGCTCTTCGCAAAGTAGATTGATATTCATCCAATATTCTACCACGAGAATTTATGTCTATGGATTCATCAGAAGAACCTTGCTTTTTGTCTTCCGCTATACCTCTCCACACATCAGGTGTATAGAGCTCTGGTTCATCATCAACGTATCGTCTTGACACTTCATTCCATGACAATCCTACTTGATGCTTTACTAGTTGACGAGCGACAAAAACGGGGGCCCGTATATGAAACTGCATACTACAATGAGCAAAAGGGCTCCAATGATTATGCTTAGCCAAATACTTAATGAGTCTTTCATCTCTATCTCTATCAAATTCTTTATGTTCTTTTGCGAAGGACACACGAGCAGCATTGACTACTGACAAATCACTACCCATATGGTCTATCAACTTTACTTTCATATTAATCCTATTTCAAGTCTAGCACTTTCAGACATGCAATTTTGATCCCAAGGCGGCTCAAAAGTAACTTCCACTTCACAACCAATAACCTCTTCCACATTTAATGCTGCATCTCTAACCCATATGGGTATACTTTGAGCTTCTGGACACCATGCACTAGTCAACGTCATAAGAATTTTACAATTCTTTCCAGTAGACTTTTTCAAAGGATTCCAAGTTGGAGATGTCTCTTCAAATGATATATCATATATTAATCCCAACTCATAAATGTCCACAGGCATTTCTGGGTCATATACTGTTTTGAGTTGTTCTATTACTTTATTTTTTAACATATTATTTGTTTCTCTAATAATGGTGCCGAAGGGAAGATTCAAACTCCCGACCTGATGCTTACAAGGCAACTGCTCTATCAGCTGAGCTACTCCGGCGAACCATTAAAAGAAACGGGGGAGATTAACTCTCCCCCTATCCCTTTAGGATGCGAGGGCTTGATACCCAGCCGCAACAACAGAGCGTGGTGCAGTACCTAGGCGATACTTGCTATAAGTCTCTCCCAAGGAATTAGTACGCTTGTTAAGGTATACAGAATAACCCTGCATACGAAGAGAACTAATCAAAGCACGAGCATTGGCCACGCTATAGCGAGACTCAATCTGCTTACCTGTTAGTTCAACTCCACTTTCTAGTGCCGCGATAACCTTTGCGGTCTTAGTTACACTTGTAGTCATAATAAAATTTTCTCCTTATATGACAAATTATAGATGCAGTACTGCATCATATTCAATAGACACCATGTCTAAGGAATTAGTTGGGCCGAGATGAGTTACGTTTATTTTGTGGACGATAACCCTTCGGCCATGTCGGGGGGCGAGATGCAAGTTTCTTGACTCTCTCCGACAATTCGGAATTAGATTGCGTCAGACTTGCACAATCATATTGAAGCTCCTTTACTTGAGCAATGAGGCCTTGAACCTGATTCTCTAAAAACGCTTCATTTCTGACAACGGTATTGTTATCAGATTTTGTTGTGGCAGTCATCAATTGGACTCCTCTATAAGTTTCAATAGTTTTATTCTATACTGATTCTTATCAATTGTCAAGAACCTTTTGTAATTATTCATCATTTTTTTAAGATCAAACCATATATAATCCTCGGCCAAACGGTTATCCCAAGTCTTACCAAACTTTACTAATTCATCAAGAATGATAAGAGTTTCAAGCGATATTCTTTTACCAAGATATTCTTTTAAGAGAATTGGGTGTTCTGAATTTTTTACTTCAAATAGTGGATTGAAATTTTTTACAAGTGGACGAATTTCATCAGTGAATATATTGTAAAAATTGTTTCTTTTTTCTTTCCACTGTTCGTAATTTTCGTTACTAAAATTGGCAATATAGCCTCTTCGATCTAGAATAAAATTAGCAACTAGATAGTTCTTCAAATCTTCTTCAGAATATTTTCTGGAAAGTTTGACAAAGAATCCCCTGTCTTTACGTTTATAGAACGAGTTTCTGGGTACACGACTCTTACCTTTGTAAGTTAAGAAGTCATAATCATTCTTACTGAAATGTGC